ATCTGCGATCTCGCCGGGCTACCGGCCGCGTGGGATGAGCCGGACCCGCCGATCGGCGATCCGCCCGTCGACCCCGGAGACCTCCTGACGGTGCAGACCACAAAGGTCACCGTCGTCCCCGTCGACTAACGCGCCCCGCCGCGATGTGCATTGGCCGGGGGGCCGCGCCTACCGTTTCAAGCACATGGCCGCGCACACCACCGTGGAGGCATCGTGATCGTCAAGAACGTCAGCCGCGGCCCGCATCCGGTCGACGGCTGCGGCGTCCTCGCCCCAGGTGAGACCGGGCCCGCCGAAGACACCGAGCACACTCGCGCGCTCGTCGACGCCGGGCACCTCATCGAACTGCCGGCCGACACGGCCGTCCTTGAGGAGATGACCGTGCCCGAGCTGAAGCAGGCCGCGGCCGCAGCGGACCTTCCGGTCCCGTCGCGGCCAAAGAAGCAGGACCTCGTCGATGCGTTGACCGACGACAAGGAGAAGTAGGCGATGCCCGCTCCGAGCCTTCAAGTCACGATCGGCGACAGGGGCCCTGCGACGCCGCAGCCCGGCGATATCGGCGCATGGTTCGCTTGCGGCCTCACCGCCCGCGGCCCCGTCGGGACGATCACCGAGTGCCTGTCGTTCGCTCGTTTCAAGGCCATCTACGGCGACGTCGTGACGTACAGCCACATGGCCAGGGCGGCCGAGCAGTTCTTCCGCCAGGGCGGCAGCAGGATGCTCGTGTCCCGCCTCGTCGGCCCCGCCGCGACGAAGGGCGTGCTGAACCTGTCGAGCACCGCCCCGGCCATCGTCGTGACCGCGACCGCGATCGGCCCAGGTGACTGGTCGACGGCGCTGACGATCACCGTCGCCGCCGGCACCGGCTCAGACCGCATCGTCACGCTGAAGGACACTGGGACCGTCGTCTTCAGCCAGACATTCACGTCGGCTGTCGCGTTGCAGGATGCGCTGAACGCCACCGGCCTCGTGACCGCGACGCTCGGCGCCGGCGTGTGGCCGATCGCTGTGCTCGCCGAGACCGCGCTGTCGGCCGGGGCGGATGATCGCGCGTCGATCCCGACGACCGTCGCCGGGTGGACGACTCAGCTCGACGTTTTCGACACCGACCGCGGCGTCGGGTCCGTCTCGCTGCCCGGGATCACGACGCCGGCCGCGCACGAGGCGCTCCTGCGTCACGCCGAGAGCCGCAAACGCTTCGCGCTCATGGACGCGATCGACACCGCGACCGTCGCGTCGCTCACCGCCCCCGCCGCCACGCTCCGCGCGCTCAACACGATCGCCGGGTACGGCCAGCAGCTCGCACCGTGGATCAAGGTCCCCTACCTCACCGGGACCGTCACGATCCCGCCTTCCGGTGCTGTCGCCGGACGGATGGCCCGCGCGGACAACGAGAACCGTGCCGGGCCCGGGCAGCCTGCCGCCGCCGCGTTCGGGATCCTCGCCAACGTCGTCGACGTCAGCCAGACATGGGTGCAGTCCGACCGTGACCTCCTCAGCAACGCCGGCGTCACCGTCATCCGCAACATCCGCGGCCACGTCCAGCCCTACGACGGCCTCACGCTAGCCGACCCGGTCGTCTATCCGCAGTACGCGGAAGCCAGCGGCATGCGTGTCGTGCTCGCGATCTACGCCGAGTCGCTGGCCGCGATCGAGCAGTACATCCTGCGCGTCATCGACGGCCACCGCCACATCCTCACCGAGCTCGAGAAGGACCTCGTCGGGATCTGCCAGGACTGGTACGGCCGCGACGCCCTCTATGGCGCGACACCGGCCGAGGCGTTCAGCGTCGACACCGGCCCCGGAGTCAATCCGGACGCGCAGCTCGCGCTGCGGAAGATCGCTGCGCAGATGGAACTGCGCACGTCGCCGTTCGCGGCGACGGTGTCTCTGCTCATCACGAAGGTCGCCTCGAGCGACACGATCTAGGAGACGCGCCATGGCGATTACGCAAGAGCGCATGTTCGCCGTCAGCGTGGCGGTCGACGGTGTGCCGCTCCCCGGCCTATTCGACGGCTTCGATGGCGGCGAGGTCACGACCTCGTCGGACACGTACAGCGCCGGTGGCATGGCCGACCCTGAGGCCCTCGCCGGGCCGCTGACGACGTCCGAGGTGAAGGTCTCCCGCGGCTACCGCGGAGAGCGCGACGCCCCGTTGGAGAAGTGGCTTCTCGCGAGGCTCAACCACGACATCGTGATCGGCAAGCAGGCCCTGAACCCGGACAAGTCGCCGGTCGTCGGCGGTCTGCTGACGTTCCGTGGCCTGCTGACGGGTGTCGCGACGCCGAAGCACGACTCCAACGGCACCGCTGTGTCGATGATCGAGCTGACGGCGACGATCAGCGGCCTCCCGTCGTGAGCACCGACGTCCTTCAGGGCTTGCCCGGTGGACCGCCGCCGGCGCCGCCCACATCGCTCGCCAAGGATGAGCCGGTCAACGGCCACGCCGGCCGGGCTGCCGCCCCGACGAGTCCGCTGGCACGGCTTCGCGCGAGCTACGCGGCGCGGCAGGACGCCGACCCGGAGCGGTACGTCAACGTGTGGGAGGACGGCGACCTCGTCGCGAAGATCGCTCGCACCGAAGACCTGACGTCCGCGCGCGCGGTCATGCGCGCCATGAGTGCGCTGCTCAGCCCCCTGGCCGCGGAGCGGATGGACGCCACCCCCGACGAGCTCGCGGACATCATCGCGACCGCAACCACCAGCCTCCATCAGCGCGGCGACACCGGTGAGCTTGAGCCGATCGTGACCGAGGCCGGGATGCCGCTGCGGTTCGACGGCTACTACGGCCAGGCGATCGGCGTGCCGGACATCACCACCCCCAGGGGCGCGGTGTTCAGTGCGTTCACGCGGCCGGCGGTTGAGGGCGGCCCGCCGGTCCTCGACACGCTGCAGCTGCTGAAGGTCGCGACGGAGGTTTGCACCGCGCTGGCCAGTAGCCAGGCGGCGGCGCGGGAGGCAGTGGGAAAAGTCTCACTCCCGTCGAGCTTCACAACGCCGGGGTAGCGTGCGCGCTCGGCCTGTACGGGCTCGCCGAGCGACTGCTGTACGGCGACGAGGTCGAGCAGGAGCTGTGGCTCGCCGTCCTCAACGAGACCGGCACGATCCTGATGGCTCAGCGCGACGGCGGTGAAGGCTGATGTCGCCCGCTGACATCCTCCTGCGGTTGCGGCTGCTCGGGCAGCAGGCGACGGCCGCCGGGCTGACCGGAACGACGTCGAAGGTGGAGCGGTTGCGGCGGGTCGCGGCGGCCGGAGCGGTCGGTATCGCCGGGATCGGCATCGCCGCCCTCGACGCGGCCGGTGACTATGAGAAGTCGCTGAACGTCTTCCAGGCGACGTCGAGCGCGACCGGTGCGCAGATGAAGCAGGCCGGTGATCTCGCCAAGCAGCTCGGCGCCGACATTCACCTGCCGGGCACGTCGGCCGCAGACGCCGCCTCGGCGATGACCGAGCTCGCCCAGGGCGGCATCAGCGTCGTCGACACGTTCGGTGCGGCGAGGTCGGTGCTGCAGCTGTCGGCGGCGGCGCAGATCGATAACGCGAGCGCTGCGGACATCACCGCGAAGGCATTGAACACCTTCAGCCTCCAGGGCAGGGAGGCCACCCGCGTCGCCAATCTGCTTGCGGCCGCGGCGACGAGCGGCGCGAAGGTCAGCGAGCTCGCATTGGGGTTGCAGCAGGCCGGCGCGAGCGCCGCGCAGCTCGGCATCCCGCTGGATGACGTCGTCACGTCCCTGACGTTGCTGGCTCGCAAGGGCGTCACGGGGTCGGATGCCGGCACGTCGGTGAAGACGATGCTGATGCGGTTGGTCCCGCAAACCCAACAGGCCGCGGATGAGATGAAGCGTCTCGGGATCGACGTGTTCGATTCGCAGGGCCAGTTCATCGGGATGCGCGGCGCGATCAAGGCGTATGGCGGCGCGCTGCGTGACAAGACGCAGGAGGAGCAGGCCGCCGCTTTGACGACGCTGTTCGGCGCGGACGCCCAGCGCGCCGCGAACATCCTGCTGCTCTCCGGCGCTGACGCCTTCGACACGATGCACACCAAGGTCACGCGGCACGGGGCGGCGCAGGACCTCGCAACGGCTCAGACGAAGGGATTCAAGGGGTCGCTGGAGGCCTTTCGATCGACGGCGGAGACGTTGGCGATCACGTGGGGGGAGAAGCTTCTCCCCGTCGCAACGGACTTCATGCAGTTCTTGTCCGCGAACCTGGAGCCGGCGATCAACGACACCGTCGACACGGTGAAGGATGTCGTGCATTGGTTCGATGAGCACGAGACGATCACGACGATCCTGATCTCCACACTGGCCGGGCTGACGGCTGGGTTCGTGGCCTACAAGGCCGCTGCGGTCGCGGCGGGGATCGTCACGGGGATCGTCGAGGGGACAGCCACGGCTTTCTGGGCGCTGAATGCCGCTCTGGACGCGAACCCCGTCGGTGTCGTTCTGCTGGCGCTCGTGGCGCTGGGCGCCGCCTTGTACGTCGCCTATCAGCGCTCGGAGACGTTCCGGAACATCGTCGATGGCCTCGGTCACGCCCTGAAGACGGGGTTTCTGTGGGCGGTCGAGGCCATCATCGACGCCCTGGATTTCCTCGCGGGCGGATTGTCGACCGTGCTCAGTGCGCTCGGGTCCGCGGGTGTGGGCTGGGCCGGGGATGCCGCCCGCAGCATCGACGCGGCGAGGGAATCGGCTCGGAAGTTCGGCAACGAGATCGACGATGTCAACACGAAGGCGGCCGCGAAGTTCGGCGGCGTGACCGGCAAGGTCCACGGCGTCAGGACGCGGACGGACACCGGCAACATCCTGTCCGGGGTGAAGGGCCTCGCGACCGGCGGCCGCGTCATCCGTCGCGGCGCCGTCCGAGTCGGCGAGGAAGGCCCCGAGATCCTTGATCTCCCCGCAGGCTCCGTCGTACACAACGCCCAGTCCTCCGCGGGCATGGACGCCGGGCAGGCCGAAATCATAGCTCTCCTCCGCCGACTGGTCGACCGGCCCATCATCGTCCAGATGGACGGCCGAAACGTCGCCTACGCCAACGCCATGCAGCTCGCTCGCGAGGCGGCATACCGATGAGCCCCGTCGCCATCGGACGCCTCTTCCCCGGCGGCCTCGCCGGCGCCCGGCCGCGCCTCGGCGTGCAGATCCCGACCGGCCGGCCAGTCAAGGTCCGGCCCGGCGAGGTCGCGTTCGTCACCGAGCGCCCCGCACTGATCCTCAAGTGCAAGCTCGGCGCGACCTCCGCGACCGCAGACGGCGGTGTCGGCGGCTGGGAAGGCGTGCCGCGACCCGGCCGCGAGAACGGCATCGAATGGGGCAGCATCCCCGGCCGCACCCTCGCAATCCCGATACTGCTCGACGGGCTCGTCGAGCGCCGCCCGATCGAAGACGAGATCACGGCGCTGTACACGATGGGCCGCCCGCCCGAAGGCAGCCCCCGCGGGACCACGCCGCCCGTTGTTCGGGTCAGCGGGATGGTTCCGCACGGTGACCGCGAATGGGTGATCACAAAGCTCGATGAGGGCGAAGCGGTCTGGGATGGCCGCCACCGCATCCGGCTGTGGCTGGTCGTCAGCCTCGGCGAGTACCAGGCGCTCGAGCTCGTGACCGTCACGGCCAGGAAGTCGACGGCGGCCCCGGCCACTCGGAGGTACACCGTGAAGGCCGGCGAGTCGCTCGGCACGATCGCCCGGGATGAGATGGGCGCGAAGTCCGCGTCGGCGATCGCCAAGGGCGTCGCGGAGTTGAAGAAGCTCAACGGGATCCGCGACGCCAAGGCCGTCAAGGCCGGGATGAAGCTCAAGGTTCCGAGGTGACCGGCGGTGCCTGAGGTGTTCGCGATGACCTTGGACGGCCGCGAGGTCGACGTCCGCCTCGACGCGTCAGTCACAGACACGACCTACGACCTCAGCATGGAGACGTCGGCGCCGCTGGTCATCACGATCCAGGATCAGCAGCGCCAGTTGCGCCGGTCCGGGATCCTGGATCGCAACAAGGACGGCAAGCTCGACGCGAGCGTGGAGATCACGCTCGACGACGCCAAGTACAGGCTCGCGGGCGCGGCCAAGGTCGGCAACACGTTCACGCTGACGTTCGAGGACCGTGTCGTAGCGCTGCTGAAATCCGCCAGGGGCCCGCTGAAGCCACGCGGCGAAGAGGACCATGTCCGGTTCGCCCGGCTGCTCGTCACGAGGGTCGGCGCCCAGTTCGTCACGCCGACCGGTGTTGCGGTGATCGAGTCCGGGAGCGTGCTGGACGAAAAGCGTCAGCGCGCCGAGGCCGACGACCGCCGTGAGCGCGGCATCGGCCCCGCCGGCACACTCACCTCGACGCCGCTGACGGGCGGCGGCCCGTTCGGCACGGGGCTCCTCAGTCCCGCGGCAACGCCGCTCATCGACGTGTCTTCGCCCAGAAGCGGGACTGGGCTGACCGTGCAGGGTGCCGCGGTGACGCCGGAGCAGGTCCGCAACATCGAAGTCGCGATGGGCGTGGCGGGGGCGGAAGAGGCCGGCCAGAAGGCGACGCTCGCGTTGAACGAGGCTTGCATCGTTGAGTCGAGGTTTCTCAATCTTCCCGGCGGTGATCGTGATAGCGCGGGGATCTTGCAGGTTCGCGTTGGCCTGCACGGCGCGGACGTCGCACGGTCGGTATCGAAGTCCTGCCGCATGTTCTTGACGACCGGGTTCACTGGCCGTGGCGGCGCGATCCAGCTCGCGAAGGACCATCCGGAGTGGTCGGCCGGACAGGTCGCGCAGGCCGTCCAAGGCTCAGCGTTCCCCGACCGTTACGACACCTGGCGCGACGAGGCCGTCGCGATCGTCGAGGCCTACGGAGGACTTGGATCGGTCGCTGATCGCGCGCGCGACACGCGCGCCGGTGTGCTGGTGCAGCGCGGCACGTCCGAAGACCCCAACGAGGACTCCTGGACGGCGCTGTTAAGGATCGGTGAGGCGAAGGGGTTCCGGGTGCACGCGCTGCGAAACCGGGTGTACTACGCGCGCGAGCAGGACCTGATCAACTCGCGGCCCCGTGCGGTCGTCAGCGAGGACGACCCGGCCGTGGACTGGATCGACTGGGAGGTGTCGCCGCGCATGCCGGTCAACGTCGCGACCGTCCAGTGCCGCGCGAGCCTGTGGGCTATCCCGCCGGGCACGAGCGTCCTCGTCCGCGGGGAGGGCGTCGCGGACGGCCGGTGGCTCGTGTCATCGTTCCGGCGCTCACGCGACTCGAAGACCGCGACGGTGCAGCTGCGGCGCGGCACCGAGCTGCTCAAGCCGGCGCAGACCCTTGAGGGGCCCGGAGCGATCGGTGACACCGGGTCGGTGTGGGCCGGGTGCATGGCCGTCAGCGATCAGCGCCGCCGCTACCTCTACGGGGGTGGGCACGGCAAGCTGCTGAAGGACATCGACGGCCGCGAGCCGCTGGACTGCTCCTCAAGCGTCAGTCTCGCGTTGAAGCTCGCCGGCGTGTTCCCCGGCGACAGCGCGATCGTGTCCGGCCAGTTCGCGTCGTCGTGGGGGGAGCCCGGCAAGGGCCGGTTCTTCACCGTTTGGGCCAACAGCGAACACGTCTGGATCGAGTTTCACGGTGGCCACGACGGCTACCGCTTCGACACCAGCCGCCGCAGCGGCGACGATAACCAGGAGCCGGGGCCGCGTGTGCGCAAGGGCCGCCGCGAGACGACCGGCTTCAAGCCTCGCCACGTCAAGGGCGCCTGATGAGCGCGAACTCGCTCCTCCCCGCGCCCCAGACCCTGCCGACCATGCCGGGCTCGGTCTTCTCCGGGCGAGTGTCCAGGGCGGACCCGGTCATGGTCACCGTCGATGCGTACGGCTCGACACACGAGTGGGGACCCGCCCGGTGGGGCAGCCCGACGCGGCCGCCGGTCCGCGGCCAGCGCGCACTGGTGCAGATCGACGACACGGGCAGCATCTGGGCGTTCCCCGACGAGACCGTGTCGTTCCCGATAGGCGGCGACGACGCGGGCGAACTCCTAAGCCGCTGGAACGCCGGTGAGCGCCTGATCGAGTTGCGCGGCGATACCTACCGCTGGCAGCAGCACATCGACATTCCCGACCGCGGACGACTCGCCGGCGCCGGCAAGTACGCCACCACCATCCTGCACGACTTCAACGGCGACATGCTCACCCTCGGAAGCGAGGCCGGATTCGAACGCCTCACCCTCGAGGGGCAGGGCGCCACCTTCACCGGCAAGGGCGTCGTGATCGCAGCCGGCAAGGCCCGCCAGGACTGCGAGCACTTCCAGATCATCAACTTCGCCGACCGCTGCCTGCACTTCGCCGCGATCGACGCCGGGTCACAAAGCATCTGGGAGAACGGCACGTTCGCGCACCTCGTCGGCGCCGCGATCGGCGAGGAAGCGATCCTGATCACGCCGACGCAGCAGCTCGCCGCGACCCCCAGGAAGTTCATCGGCTGCGAATCCAACGGAAAGCGCTTCATCGACCTCGGCGGCTGCAACAACGTCTTCATCGTCGCCGGCGGCTACATCGCCGAGATCGTCTTCACCGGCGAGTCCCGCGGCGTGATCATCGACGGTGTTCGCCTCGGCGGCGCCTACACCGCCGAGAGCGGCATCCTGCATGTCAAGGGCCACAACATCGCGATCAGCGGCTGCGACATCGGCCCGAACGTCGTCATCGACGCGAGCTACACGCCGGTGACGATTCAGGCGAACACGTACAACGGGACCGTTGACGACAACTCCGCGAACCCGCATCTGAACCTCGTCGATCACGGCAAGCGGACCTACACGCCGACGCTGACGTCGGGGGGGACCGCGCCGACGGTCGGCGACGGAACGTTGACGGGATCCTGGTCGCGGCACGGTGCGAGCGTCACGTTCGAGATCCAGCTCACGATCGGTTCGACGACGAACCTCGGCACCGGCGACCTGCGGTTCCTGCTGCCGCTGAAGCCGACCAGCGGCGGCGTGATCCGCATCGTTCCGGTGTTCGTCTTCGATACGAGCGCGAACGCCTATTACAGCGGCACCGGCCTCGTCCTCGTCAGCAACGAGGGATACGTCACCTTGCGCAACGCCGGCGGTCTGACGGGTGCCATGACGAGCACGTCGCCCGTAACGTTCGCGGTGGGTGACGTGATCCGACTCGGCGGGAGCTACGACCTATGACAGAGCCGCAGATCCCTCATCTCGCGTTCCCGTTGCGGTTCGTCGACGGCCTCGCCGTCACCGTCGAGCAGGACAGCCCGGAGCACATGCAGGACCGCATCCACGTCACCTGCCGGACGATGATTGGGCAGCGCCTGGATGATCCGACGTTCGGGATCCCGTCGGAGGTGATGCGCGTTGTCGAGGCCGATCTCGATGAGCTCGCCGCTGCGATCGCACGGTCCGAGCCGGACATCGCCGTTGTCCTCAGCCGCCCCACCGCCGGCCTGCCCGACCCGCCCGGCACCCGGCTACCAGGCAGTCGCGACGACATCCGCGTGGACGTCGAGGAAGGTGCCTGAGGCAAGGTGAGGATCGATGGCTGAGGCGATCACCTTCCCGATCACGACCGATCCCGCTGAGATCGCCGCGATCGGCTTTGACTACATGGAGTCGGTGATCCCCGGCTGGAACCGTGCCCGCGGTGACCAGGCGTCGCAGATCATCGCGGCGTGCGCGCAGATGATGGCCCCGGCCAGGGACACCGCCGCCGACGTCCCGGTATCGATCTTGCGCTATCTCGGCCGTTGGGTCGACGGGCTCGCCCCGATCGACGCGACGCCGGCGCAGACGACGGCGACCGTTACGGCCTTGGACAACGCCGGTTACACGATCTCCGATGGAACCCGGTTTCTGATCCGCACCAGCGGCGACAGCGGAGAGGTGTTCGCGTCGGTCGGGACCGTCACGATCGCGCCCGGGTCGACGTCGACCGCGGCCGGCGCCGTCGCTCTCGTCGCTGAGACAGCCGGCGCCGCAGGCTCCGGGCTGCCCGCCATCTCAGTCGTCGAGCCTGTCGAAGCCTTGGCGTGGATCAACACCGTCACCTTGACTGCGCAGACGACGGGCGGCATCGACGCCGAGACCGACGACGAGTACCTCGCCCGGTGGGTACTTATGCGGTCGCTGTCACGGGTGACACCGATCAAGGCCGAGCACTTCGCCGACATCGCCCGGCTCCTCGTCCCGTCGGTCGGCCGGGCACTGGGAATCGACAACTACGACCCCGTCACCACGACCTTCGGCAACGAGAAGATGGTCACCGTCGCAGTCGCGGATGTCACGGGCGAGCCGGTCTCCAGCGGCGTCAAGACCAGTGTCAAGACGCTGCTCGAGGGCCTCCGCGAACTGAACTTCGTGGTCAACGTGATCGATCCGACCTACACGACGATCAAGGTCACCGCGTCCGTCACCACCTACCCCGGGTTCGATACAGCTGGCGTTCAGGCGGCCGTCGTCGCGGCGCTGACGGACTATTTCTCGCCGGCGACGTGGGGAACCCCGTTCGGGTCGGATGCGACGGTCTGGATCGACGAGACCGCCGTCCGCTACCTCGAGGTTGCTGAGGCGATCAACCGCGTCGAAGGGGTGCATTTCATCAACTCCCTCACGATCGCCACGCAGGCAGGGGCGCTTGGCACGACCGACGTGCCGTTGTCGACACCGGCCGATCTGACGCGGCCCGGAACGCTTTCGATTACCGCGGTGGCCCCGTGACCCCGGCACCGGTGATGGGCTCCGTCGGTGCGGAGCTGCTCGACGCGAACGAGCCGCTCGCGTTTGACGATCCGGCGAACGGCTGGGCGTTCGGCCATCTCTGCCAGGCGATCGGCTTGATGTGGCAGGAGGTCGCGGATCTATCCGAGGACCGCGGCAGCCGGCCGGGGTGGGCGGCCCTTGTCGATGTTGAGACCGCGCCCGCTGACGCGTTGGCGTGGCTGGCGCAGATCCCGGGTGTGAAGCTGACGTTGCGCGCGACGGAGGCGGCGCAGCGCGACGAGGTGCGTCGCGCGTCGGGGCAGGCCGTCGGGCGGCCGGCGTCGATGATCGCGAAGGCGCAGACGACCTTGACGGGCTCGAAGACGGTCCGTCTCGTCGAGCGATCGAGTAGCGCGTGGCAGATCACTGTCATCACCCGCACGACGGAGACACCGAATCCGGCGGCAACGCTGGCGGCATTGATGAGCGAGAAGCCGGGCGCAGACATCCTGATCCACGTCGTGTCCAACGCGCCCGTGATCGACGAGGGCACCCGGACCATCGACGCGGCCGCCGGCACCATCGACACGGCCACGCTGGCCAACATCACGTGATCTCGACCGGTAGAATCGGCCGCTCAAAGCGCCCCCGCACCGTTGTCGCGGCCGGGGGCCGGACACGAGGAGTGAGCCTCATGCCGGATGAGAAGATACCCGCCGGTTCGTGCCAGTGCGGATGCGGGCAGGCCACGTCAATAGCGGGATGGACTGAGGCTGCGCGCGGGTATGTGAAGGGTCGGCCCAAGCGCTTCGTCAAGGGACACGGCACACGAGCGGTGGGCGTGCCTCTCTGTGGCTACGTCGTTCAGGACTGTGGCTATTTGACGCCGTGCTGGATCTGGAAGCTGACAAAGTCGCGTGGCTATGGCCGCAAGCGATGGAATGGCCGTGTCCAGGGGGCGCACGTCATGATGTGGACACAACTCCACGGCCCAGTCCCCGACGGCCTCGAATTGGACCATCTCTGCCATGTTCGCGCGTGCGTCAATCCTGACCACCTCGAGCCTGTAACCAGATCCGAGAATCAGCGGCGCGGCCTCAATGGCGCCTTGCGCGGCTCCCGGCCCATCACCTAGGAGGCCCCGATGGCATTCACGACGACAGCGAAGTGGGCGTTGCGGCGTCTGACGGGCTCAAGCCTCGTGTCGGACATCGATGCGGGGTTCTCGGCGCTGGCGGACGACATTGATCCGTTGCTGACGCCGTATAGCGCTGGCGTGTTCGCGTCTCGGCCGGTGTCAACGCCGGGCAGTCCCGGCAAGAGCGGCCGGTTCTACAAGGCGACGGACCTCACCCCGCCCGCCTACTACGTCGACAACGGCACCGGCTGGGACGAGCTGCGCCGCGGCGAACGAACGCACTACGCGGTTCTCGCGACCTCAGTCGCCTATGCCATCCCGGATGTGACTGATGTGACGGTGACGTATAACAGCGAGTACGCCGACGAGCCCAACAACGACCAGCACGCCGCCGGCTCGGCGCACCAGTTGACCTGCAAGAGGGCCGGGCTGTATCAGATCATCACGGCGGCGCAATGGCAGATATCCAGTTCGGGCATCCGGGTTCTGCGGCTCTTGAAGAACGGCACTGAGATCGCGCGTACCGAGCTCGTACCGGGCGGCTCCACGTTGGAGATGTGGTTGCCGACGCTCGAAGTGCTTGCCGTGAATGACATCGTCACCGTGATCGTCTACCAGAACAGCGGCGGTTCGCTCAACCATCTCCGCGGCTCGCTGCGCTGGGCGTGGCTGTCACCGTAGGCGTTTGGCTGATGCCATCACGTCGAGGTCCTGCGCGTAGTACGCCGTCACGCGGTACCGCTCAGCACCGACGCGAACGACGCATGCCCGCGCCCGCTTCGCGTAGGGCTTGCACGGCGCGATGGCGAGCTTGCGGTCCAGTGCCCCCGCGTAGTTCGTGAAGATCGACGCGGCGGCGTAGCGGGCGTCCTTGGATGTGATCCGGTTGCTTGTCAGCGACTTGGCGAGCAGGCCGGATGCCGTTGGGATGTCGCCGGGGTGGATGGCGTCGTGGCTGACGGTTTGTGCGCTGGCGGGCGCGACAGAACCGGCGGCGAGGATGACGGCTAGGGCGTAGGCTGGGCGGCGCATTAGGACTCCTGTTCCTGGTGCCAGGCCCCCGGACGTTGGCGCGTCGCGGGGGCGCTTCATTTGTGCAACCAAAGGTAGCACAAGCGAGGGACCTTTTCCGGGGGTACTAGTGCTACCTTCGATCGCGCAAGCACACCCGCCCCGCGCTGACCGGAGAGAAGATCTAGTGGCCGAGCTGGCAGTCCTTCACCGCGGCAAGAGCAGCGCCCGCACCAGGGCGCTCGCCGCCGCCACAAACCGCCGTCTTCAGGCGCGGGATCTCGGGGCGCTACAGATCCCCGAGCAGGAGCAACTGACCGGCGAAATGCTCCTAGGGATCCGCAAGGCCGCGTGGGCCTTGGGGGCCGCGCTGAGCACGCTCCAAGAGATGGACCGCACCGGCGCCGTGCCGATCGGTGTGCAGCGCTTGATCCTGAATCCGGGCCGCCGCAACGAGGCGCAGCAGAAGCGTGGGCGCGCGCGGATGTCGCGGATGCGCGCCGAGCGCAAGCGCCGCGCGAAGGCCCGTGAGGTGGAGGGCGCCCGTGGGCGTGCGGTCAGCTCGTTCCTCGCGTATGTGGGCACGACCGAGAGCCCTCCGGGGTCCAACGGTGGGCCGCATATCTCCGCGTGGCAGGCCGAGTTCGGGTTCGGCCGCGTCGCCTGGTGCGGAATCGCGTGCGCGCACCACCTTCGTGCAGCCGGCGTCCCAGGCGTCACCAGCCGCCTGGCGTCCGTTGCGCTGATTGAGCAGGACGCCCGCGCCGGCAGGGCACCGTTCGTCCGCTGGTCCCACGACGCTCGCGGCGCGCTGCCTGGTGACCTCGTCGTGATCGGCGGGCACGGCGTGCATGTCGAGATGGTCCGCCGCGTCAACGCGGACGGGTCGGTCGAGACGATCGGCGGCAACACGTCCTTCGGCGCGGGCGGGTCGCAGTCAAACGGCGGCTGCGTCGCCGCGCGCCACCGAAGCGCCAGCGAAATCACCGGTGTCGCCCACGTCGACTTTCCGAACTGAGGAGGACCCAGATGGACGAGAAGCCAGGGACCTTCGAGAACAGTGACGAGCTGCTCGCCTCGCAGGGCGCCATGGCGATCGCCGAGGAGGGCGTTGTCGGCGAGGCCGCCCCCGTTGAGGACGACGACGAGGCCGAGGCCTTGGCCGCGGCTGTGGTCGCCGAGCTCGACAACGACGACCAGACCGCCGACGAGCCAGGCGACGCCGATGACGACGACGCCCTCGACGACCCCGACGACGACGGACCCACCGACGAATAGGAGACCGCCTGATGCCGATCCCGCACGTTCTCAGACCGCTTCTGCTGCTCACCTTCTCGATGGCGCTCCTGCTCGCACTGGTGCTCTTCCTGCCCGCACTGGCGCTCGCGCAGGATGGGGCGCCGCCGCCGGCACCGACGCTCGCGCTTCCCACCGACCAGATCTGGACGCTCATCGCCGGGGCCCTCGCGCCATTGGGCGCGTACGTGTTGAACTACGCCGGGCCGCACACGAGCGAGAAGATCAAAGCCGGCGTGCAGATCGTGCTCGCCGCCATCGCCGGCGGCATCGTGCAGGCCATCACTGCCGGCGGCGTCGGCTTCAACACGACGACGCTGCAGTTCGTGCTCGGCTCCGTCATCGCCGCGCTGGCAGCGCACAAGATCCTGTGGCAGCCCGCGACGATCTCGACGGCGCTCGGCGGCGGCCGGAACAAGGTGGCCGCGCCTCCCGGCTGAACGACCCCGGGATGGCTGATGAGGGGGCGAAGGTGGGCCCGAGTTCCGGGGGGAGCTCGGGCCCGACCTGCGCCTGGGGACGATCCACCGGGAGGTGCTTGGGCGGCGGTCTTGCGTCCAGTGCAACCCATCCGCTGAGACGTGCCGCCCGGCAGGTGAACGTCCTGGACGGGAGGGTACCCAATCAGCCGCGTGTACGCATCCAAAGGTTGCACAACAACGGCCGTTCTTATGCTACCGTCGGTCGCGTAGCGTCCACGTGCAACCACAAGGAAGATCGCTGATGTCCTCTCCCTCCGCCGCGCCCGTCGAACAGGCCATGCCCGGCGACGACACACCCAGCACCGAGATCGTCAAGCGCACCGCGGCGACCCCGCACGCGCCGGAGCGGATGCCGCTGATGACCGACGACGAGATCCGCCGCTCCTGGCGGCTCGCCGTGTCCCTAGCCGCATCCGGGATGTTCAAAGACGCCCGCCAGGGCGAGCAGGCCTTCGCGAAGATCCTCGTCGGCCGCGACCTCGGCCTCACCGCCACGCAGGCGCTGATGGGCCTGCACTTCGTCGAGGGGAAAATCGAGATCGCCGCGGTGATGATGGGCACGTTCGTCCGCTCCCGCGACGGCTACGACTACCGCCTCGCGTGGATCAAGGAAACCCCCCCGGCACGCCAGGGCGAGCGCGCGGTCCGCGAGGCCGTCTACGCCGACGAGGACACAGCGGCCGACCTTCGCCCGGTCGTTGGCTGCGCGCTTGAGTTCACCGTCGACGGCCAGATGCGCGGCGTTTCGACGTTCACCGTCGAGGACGCTGAGCGGGCCGGGCTGACGAAGGACCGCGGGTCCGCGAAGTCCAACTACGTCAAGTACCCCCGCAACATGCTGTTCGCCCGCGCGATGAGCAACGGCTGTAAGTGGCTGATCTCGGAGGTTCTCGCCGGCCTACCGGTGTACGTCGAGGGTGAGGTCGAGGCGCAGAAGGCGCTCGGCGATGGTGACGGCGACGGGCAGCCGGTCGGCCTGGATCTGGGCCCGGACGTGGAGAAGGTCATCGCCCGCGCGGTCGAGCTTGGGCACGCGGCGCTCGCCGACAGGGCGACGGTCGAGATGACGCTCGGCGAGCAGCCGCCGTCGAAGGTCGTCGCGTGGGTGCGGGCGGCGAACAAGGAGCTCGACGCGTTGCCGCAGGACGCGGAGGTCGTCGACGGTGAACCGGCCGACGCCGCTCAGGGCGTTGTGAGCCCTTCGGTTGCACAGACGCCCGATCCTAGGCAGGGCGCCGCGGACGGCCCGCAGGCGCCGCCGCAGCCCGCCGAGGCGCCCGAATCAACGCAGGCGTCCTCCGTCGACACGCCGGCACCGGACCCGCAGCGCATCGAGGCGATGGGCCGCCGCGCCAGCCAGCTGCTCAACGACGCTGACGCCCTCGAAGCACGCGGCGACGACGCGGCCGCCACCGACGCGCGCGACGAGGCCGAAGCGCTGATCCTCCAGATCGAGGCCGCGAGCAACCCGGACCAGGGCGCACTGCTATGACCGCGCGCCCGACGTGGCGCTGTGAGAGCTGCGGCAAGATCGCGTTCGCGATCGAGCGGCCGCGGGCGCATCGGCGGCACGGCGAGCCCTGCGGGCCGTTCGCGCCGGCGACCGTCGCGCCCGAAGGTGCAGTCTTCGCTCCGGAAGGTGCAGTGATCGCGCCTGCCGGGGCCGACGTGATCCCCGCACGCGCCGCGGACGTGCGCGATCCGCTGCTGCGCTACCGCGTGACCACCCTGCGGCAGTTCGCCACCGGCTGCCCAAGGTCAACAGTCCTCGCGTCGCACCACACGACCGGCTCAATCGGAACAGCGGGGCATCGCGGCTCCGCGCTGCACGCGGCGATCGCCGAGATCCTCCGCACGCTGTGGCGGGCTGGCGAGTCACAGTTCGAGCGCACCGAGGAAGCCGTCGCTGTCCTTCGAGAAGTCGTTGCCGCGGGTCCGTGGGTCATCACCGCGGCGGACATGCTCGGCGTGCGCAACCTCGACGGCAGCACCGCGGAGTCGGGGCTCGTGCAGATGATCTCGAGCTTCGCGCAAACCCCGTGGAAGCCGTCGCGGTTCATGGTCATCGAGGGCGCGCTGCCGCCGTTCTCCGGCGAGGCCAGGATGACGATGGAGATCGTGTGCCCCGACGGTGAGGTACGCACGCTCAGCGGCGCCCCCGATCTTGTCATTGCTGATCCTCCGTCTTCGGCGATCATCGTCGACCACAAGCAGTCGATGGCCCGGCCAACGCAGCCGCGGGAGCCGGTCCCCGACGGGCAGCCGATCCGCGGCGTGCAGTACCTCACCGATCCGCAGGGCGACTACTTCCAGTTGTGCGCGTACGGCGCTCTTGCGATGTCCGCGTTCCCGTCAATCAAGACGGTGACGCTCCGGGAGATGTCGTGGCGGTGGATGGGCCCGCCGCGCGAGGCCACGATCACTCGCGAGGTCGTCGAGGAGCACGTCATCCCCTACTTGGGCACGGTGATGATGCAACTCGACCAGGCGCTGCGCGAGGGCGATGGTTCGACGTTCGCGCAGCCACGGTCGGGCAAGCAGTGCGCTAGCCGCTGCAGCGTCAAGCACTCCTGCCCCATCGCCGCGGAGGAGCGCGGCCTTGGTGTGATTGACGGTGAGAGCGCGGCCGATGACATGGGGCGCCGCTGGCGCGTGCTCAAGGCGCTGGAGCCGGAGATGCGCAAAGCCCTGAAGCACTGGCATGAGGCCACCGGCCACTGCCCCGACGCTGGCAGCGGCGAGCAGGTGCGCTGGGACGGCGACGTCGGCAGCCGCAAGTTCGGCTTTCACAAGCCGCGCGTCGAGGCGCCTCCCGCCCCGGCTGATCTGGCGGCCGAGGAACAGTCATACGACGCGTTCGTCGCGTCGATGGAGGCCATGGTCCAGGCGGAGAACGCAAAGGCGGGCGTGGCGTGACCGGTCTGGTGGAGGCGATCCGGGCTGAGCGCCGCGCGCTCATCGAGCCGCTGTTGGCGCCTGTCGCGGACAAGCTCCGAACGCTTGACGAGATGGAGCACCTCGCCCGGTCATTGAACGGGGGGGGGTCTGACGAGGTGCCCGCCGTCGCCGCCCCGCGGTCGTCCTCGCGTGCGAAGACTCCGGCGAAGGAGCAGCGTGCGCTCCCGGCCACGACGCGGCCGACTGGACAGGGCCTCGACGGGCTGAACTCACAATCCGTTGAGGCGCTCGCGAAGGTCCGCGACGCCAGCGGGCCGGTCAGCCGCGTGGAGATCGGCGCGAGCAACACGGTCATGGCGACGCTCGTCCGCCGCGGCCTCGTCGAGGCCCACAGCGATGGGCGCTGGCGGAAGTACACCGCGGCCACGAACGGCAGCCCGGCCCGGAAGCGCACGACGTTCGGCCAAGGCCGCCCGGCGGCGCTGAAGGCTGGCCCGTCGCTGCAGGGCCGTGTCCTCGAAGCCTGTGGCTGGTCACCGGGCAGCGTCGACGACCTCGCGACGCGTCTGAAGGCCGACGCGGCTGACGTGACGGCGGCACTCGATGCGCTGGCCGAGGAGGGCGAGATCGTCGCCTTGGACGACGGCCGCTACCGCGCGACATGAGCACGCTGCGCGGTCTCGACGAGGCCTGTTCGACATGTGATCGCCCGGTCGGTGATCACACGCTGCGCGAGTGGAACGTCTGCATGGGCACGCTCACGACGGATCTGCCGTTCGAGAAGACGCCGCCGGACATGGCGCGCGCCGCATCGGAGGCCGTCCGCGCGCAGTTCAACCTCGACGACGACCTGGTGATCGCCGATCACGTCGTCGTCAAGGCGGTCACGCTGGCAGGCGAAGTACGCGGCGCCGCCATCAACGTGAGGCTGCCGGCGCTGCTGCACGAGTTCCAGATCGGACTACCGGGACAGCCGCCGGGCACGCTCGCCAGGGTCCTATTCGTCGGCCCCGCCGACAGCGTGCGCGGCTACGGCCGCCTCGTCCGTGACAGCGCCAACGGGGCCGTCAACGCCGCGGAGCGCGGAACGTGAAGACCTGCCTGACCGGCAAGCAGGTCTACGCGACGCGTGCCGCGGCACGCCAAGCGATGCGAGCCGCCCGCGCACGACGCCTTCGCTACCGCGCCCGCAAGACCGAGCAGGGCGTGTACCGCTGCGAGGCCTGCGGCGGCTGGCACCTCATGAGCGCGAGGCAGAAGGCGTGAAGCGCTCCCAGCCGCTGCGGTCCGACCCCGACGCGACGAGGGCGTTCATCCAACGCGGCCGCGGCAAACTCAAGCGACTCGCCAAGTGCGAACGATGCGGTGAGCCGCTCACGGGCCGCGCCAAGCGTTTCTGCAGCCGGCCCTGCCTGTTGGCGACCATCGCCGATGACCGTCGCCTTCCTGCCGTGAACTGCGCTCAATGCGGCTTGGAGTTCCGCCCCCGCGTTCATCACCAGCGGTTCTGCTCGCATTCGTGCGCGGCCAGCCACCACAACGCGGCGCGCCGTCGCCAGCCATCTCGGTGTTCGGTCTGCGGCGCGGCGATCGACCCCGGATGTCCGTCGAAGCCGCGCCGCACCTGCGGGGCACAGGAGTGCGTTCGTGAAGCGAAGGCACGGAGCAAGCGCGGCAAAGCCAACCCAAACTGGAAAGACGTCACTGCGCCGCAGCGGTGGTCGTCGGCGAAGGCCAAGCGCTGTGTCTGCTGCAGCGGGCGCGACCGGCTGCAACTCCATCACGTCGTCTACCGGCAGCACGTCAAGGCCGCGAAGGGCGATTGCTGGGACCCCGACGACTCGTTGACGTTGTGCCTCGCTTGCCACACCGGCCACCACCACGCAGGCACGTCCCGGCTCCCGCTGGCGAAGCTGCGCGATGAGAACTACTCGTATGCCGAGGCTCTCCTGGGTGCCGGCGCCGCATACGAGTACCTGAAACGGCGTTACGCCGGAGGCGACCAACGCCTCGACGAGCTGCTCGGACGCGCCGCGTGATCGTCCTTCAAGTCCGACCTGGCCAGGACGCGGCGGTCACGCTCGTCCAGGTCAAGCTCGCCGCCACCCGGTTCCCCGGCCGCCACAGGCTCCGCCTCCTCGTCCAGGTAGCCGGCCAGACCCGGCAGGTCACCCTCGGCAAGCACTGGCGCTACGACCCGAGCGAGGCATGCCTGAGCGCGCTACGCGAGTTCGGAGACGTCACCACGTGTTGACAGGTCGGCTCGTGATCGATGCGACCTCGCCCGCCGAGCTCGAGCACCTGCTCGCTGGCGGCGGCGAGGTGCAGATCACCGCGGTCGACGCGGGTGTCGACGGTGAACTCGTCCGCCATGCCCTTCGCCCGCTGCTCGTCGAAGCACTGACCGCGGCGGCGAGCAGCAGTCCCACCGTCGAGCGTCAAGGCCCGCTCGTACGCGTGTTCATCAACAGGCCCACAGGAGAGACCACATGACCGATGAGACGACGCCCGACGACACGGGCGACGAGCCCGACGAAGAGCTGTTTCCGGCGGGCTCGCTGCCCGGCGACGACATCACGCCGCAGACGATCGTGAAGAAGGGCCTGCCGGCGCAGCTCGTCGTTTCGCTGAGCAAGGCCGAGGTCCCGATCCGCGGCGACGGTCTCGTGAACCCGAACAAGTACGGCCGCGCGTTGGTGACGTATTTGCCGGGGAAGCTGCACGAGTTGCCGATCCGTCAGGACCAGAACGACGGCGCGAAGGTCACCGGGTGGAAGCTCACGCAGGACCTTCGCGCGATCTTCGTCGAGGACGCCAACGACAGCGCGGAGATGGTCAGGACGGAGTTCGCGGCGGTGATGGCCCAGGACGGTGCCGCGGCGCAGGCTCTGCTCGCTGAGCTCCGCGAGCTGGCGACCGGGATCCGCGCCGTCGCATAGCAGGGACCGGCCGCAGAAACGCCGACGGCCGCGCCGGAGAGGGCGCGGCCGTCATGGCACGTCAAGGAGAGACCGTGGGCCGCCCATTGTGGCGACCCGCACGGACGGGAGAGAAGAACATGGAAACCGCACCTAGCCCGACGCTGATCGCTACGCGGCGAAGCACTCGGCGATGAGCTCCCCACTAATGTTCGTCCGCGACGGCCGCACGCTGCCCTACGTGCCCGTGACCGTCGTCGCGCTTGACGCGATCCGCGGCACCTGCGAGACGCCGCGCAGCGCAGGCGAGCGACGCAGCTACCCCCACGCCCTCGCCGTCTACATCGCACTGCTTGAACTCGCCAACGACGAGCGAGCCGACCGCGTCGCTGTCACACAACGCGACCTCGCCGAGAAGGCGCGAACGTCCCGCAGCGCCGTCCAAGCGGCGCTCGGAGACCTCCAGGCCGCCGGCGTCGTCGAGAAGCGCGAGCAGGCCCACGGCCGCGCGCGTATCGAGAATGAATACGTCGTCGTTGAGCCCGAACCGGCACGCGAAGAAGAAGTGCACGAAAATGCACCCCTGCCTTTCTCAGACGCGGGGGTCGCGTCTGACAAGAGCAGCCACGCGAGCGCGCGGCCCTCGCCTCCTTCGGAGGCTCGGACTAGAGACAGTGAAGAAGAACAGCAAAGAACGCGCGCGCCCTCGGACACAGCCCTCGTTTTCGATGAGTGGGTACGGGCGACCGGTCGGAGCGCGGCGAAGACGAAGCTGAGCGGCGAACGCAAACGCTGTATCCAGAAGGCCCTGGCGTCGCATGGCCTCGACGACTGTCTTGCCGCGGTATGCAACATCGGTTCCAGCGCCGAGGCTCGAGCGGGCTATGGCCGCGGGCAACGCTACGACGACGTGCAGCATGCGCTGAGTTCCGCGGAGCGCATCGAACGGTGGCGCGATTGGACGCCGCCGCTCGCTGTCGTCGGCCGCGTTCACCAGATGCCACAGCGCGACCGGATGTCGAACGCGGACCGGGTCGAGGCGCAGATTCAGCAGCTCCGCGGCGACACGAATTCCGGCCTCTGCTAGTGCTACCTTTGGTCGCACAATGGACGCCGTAGAGTTCCGTCCGATTGCCGCTGCCATCCAGTCGCGCTGGCATGCATTCCCGATCCCGCCGTCAGCGCTCGCGCAGTACGTCGCGGATCTCAGCGACCTGGCCGCCGGCGACGTCACGGACGCAGTCGAGTCGCTCGGCAACGACGGCCGCGATCGGCCGCCGACGCCGGGACAGGTCCGTCGCCGCGTCGTCGAGTTGCAGCTGCGCGCGCCGGCTTGGCCGGAGGCACGAGCCGCGCTTGTCGCGTGGCGCGGCCGGTCTGGGGTCAGGGCCGCCGTCGTCGAGGCCTGGGTGTGCCCGGCCGGTCTGTGTGACGGATCAGGATTCGTCGTTGACCAGAACGACGCTCGCGACTGCAGCTGCCGTCCGGCGCGGACAGCGACCGCACGCGGCATCGGAGAACTCGCGACGCTCCTCGCCGAGTTCGTGACCGAGCGGCACGTGTCGCCCGGCGAGCTCGACAAGCTCACCGAGGGCGATACGACGCTTGAGGCGCAGGTTCGTGCGCGGTGGGAGCAGTTCGTCAGGCGGATCGTGGACTCGCGGATGCTGGCCGCGCTGCCCGATCGTGGCGTGGATTCGTTGCCTGCGGTCGCCGCAGCGCGTGTCGCGGACGCGCGGCGCGACACGGACGGCTCGCTTCGGCGGTTGGACATCGGCCGACTGCTCAATCGAGGCTCGTGAGCGTCGTGTCGACCGCCGTGGTGCTCGTCCCGCTGTACAACCGCGCGAGCAGCATTGTGTCGCGGCGCCGCGACACGGGCCGCTGGACGGGCTACGTGAAGGTCAACTACCGGCGCTACGGCGCGGGGTGCTTCGCGACTGAGGACGAGGCTGTGGCGGCGGTGCTCGCGCTACGCGCACGGCTCATGCCCTACGACGAGCCGGCACGTCACGAGTGCCCGTCACCCTCATGAGCACCGCAGTGGCTCCGTTGGACGGCTTTCCGCGGGCGGCGATGCAGCCCGGCGTTGCGGAGTGCCTCTCGTTCTTCGTGGAGGGTAGGCCGCAGACGGCTGGGTCGAAGGTGGCCGTGCCGATCGTCAAGGGCGGTGAACGTGTGGCCACGCGTGTCGTCGAGTCCGGTGATCGGAAGGCAAAGGAAGCTTGGAGGGAGGATCTACGCGCGGCTGCCAGGGCGGCAATCCAGGAGCTCGGCGAGGACTGGCGACAGGACGGTGCCATGGTCGTCGAGTTCACGTTCTATCGCCGGCGACCGAAGTCGCACTTCGGGACGGGACGCAACGTCGGCGTGTTGAAGGCGACGGCTGACATGTTCCCGACCGGCCGCCCCGATCTCCTGAAGGTCGCTCGCGCGGCTGAGGACGCGCTGACCGCGATCGTCTGGCACGACGATGCGCAGATCGTTGACGAGCGGCTGCGGAAGGAATGGGCCGAGCGTGAGGGATGTCGCGTGGCCGTTCAGCGACTGGCTTTTCCGCGTGCTCCGCAAATTGCGTAGCGGCCGCGAGGGCTTATGCGACCGCTGGTAGCTTACGTGCAACGATGCAGGTCGGCCATGGCTAGACGTCCCTACAGAACCCCGCGTCTTCCGGAACTCGTCGGTGCGCACGAGGCCCGAGAGATCCTCAGCATCGACAAGGCGACGTTGTTGCGGTGGCTGGAGCCTGGGTCGGGCACTCTCGGGGGAGAGAAGACGTACATGATTCCGCCGCGAAGGATCAAGGCGGGGCCGGTGTGGGTGCGTGAGGATGTTGAGCGGTTCGCGGTCGAGGTTGGCCGGCAGCGCGCACCACGCGTCTTTGGCAGCCAGTAACCGGGCGCGTTCGGACCGATAGCCGGGGATGGACCCGGGAATGGGGGGCGCGCTTAGCCTTGGCGTGATGCTGCCCACGAACCTAGCCGGGTTTACGGCGAGGCATCCTTCGGGCGCGGTCGGCACGCTGTGGACGCAGCTGCTGAGGTAGTCGGTGGACCTCGCATCTTTCGCGCCCTTGCTGTTGGCGCTCGTCGGTGGCGGCGCCGTCGCTATCTACCTCGCCCGATCGAACCGGGACAGCATCATCGCCGGGGCGTCCAAGGAGGCCGTCAGCGTGGTCCGTGACGCGCTCGCGCAGCAGAAAGGCGAGATCGCTGATCTGACGAGCCAGCTCGTGACGGCCCGTGACCGGATCACAGTCCTCGAAGGGCAGCACACGTCGGCCGTCGCAGACCACACCGAGTCTCTCGCGATCATTCATCAGTGCCGGCTGCGGATCGTGCATCTCTGCGAGGCGATCGTCGCGCTCGGCGGGACGGTCGACGACACGGATGAAACCGGGGACGCGGGTGACGATGCGGCCTGATCACGACCAGACCCCCGAGCACGCCTTGGACGTACTGGAGCCGCCGCGTGATCGTGACCGGCCACTGTTCTTTGTCGTGGCGGTCCTGATCGTCCTGCTGGCGGCTGCGGGCATTGTGATCGCGACGCAGGTCGGGCGCAATACGACAGCGGCGACGCAGGCCAAGAAGGATGTCGGTTCGGCTAAGCGACTGGTCGCGAAGCAGGTCGGTGAAGCCAAGCGCAAGGCGGATGTGACGGCCAGGCGCGGTGTGAAGACGGCACGGAAGGCCGACCAGGCGGACCGGCGGTCGATCGCGACCAAGCAGTTTCTGAAGGGTGACCGTGGCCTGCCCGGAGTGCGCGGCGCGAATGGCCGGCTCGGAGCTCCGGGGCCGGGCGGGCCGCAGGGTGAGAAGGGCGAGAAGGGTGATCCGGCTCCGCCGATCACCGATGAGCAGCTCGGCCGGGTGTTCGCGCTCGAGATTGTCAAGGCGTGCGAGCGCGGGCTGTGCGGCAAGGACGGGCCGCCCGGCCCGGAGGGTGAGAAGGGCGCCAAGGGCGACCCCGGAGCCACGGGGGCGGCCGGGCCGCAGGGCGAACCGGGTGCCCTCGGACCCGCAGGACCGCAGGGACCCCCAGGCCCCCAGTTGCGATGCGATCCCTCTCTCGGCTACGTCTGCCAACCGTGACGACAGCCGGGCCAGACACGCTTCTGCTCGGGATACATGACCGATCGGGTCCTGGCCGAGTGCATCACGTCACGTGTGCCGTCGGCTCGTACGAACTCCTCGCCGGGCGCGGCGCGCCAACCGGCGAGATGGCCGCGCTCGTGAACGACCGCGGTGCAGAAACTCGCGTCGGAGATGTAGCCCCAGCGAAACGTGATCGTGCAGTTGTAGAAGTCCGCGGGCTGGTTCTCACTGCCGGCCGGCCATTCGTAGCTGGCTTCGGCGAGACGCCGGGGGTCGGTGAGGTCACCGCGACGCACGAGAACCTGGGTGCCGCCGCACGGAACACCCCACTTCGCGTCTGCGACGGCCGCGGCGCTGTCGGTGCGGCTGGCTTGCGCGGGCGCGGCTGCTGCCAGTGCGGCGAGCCCCGCGATGTAGTAGGGGAAACGAGAACGGGCCATCTTTGCCTCCATGCTGCGGCGTCAAGGCCGCTAGGAGGAGAGTCGGCGTCCCCACTCGTGGCGGGGGAGCGGGGCTTGGCCCCCGGTGACGACCGGTCCGCTCGTGGCGGTGTCGTCAGCATCACTCCTGAGCTACCGAGCGTAGCTAACAAGATGGCCGGCGGGTTCTGCTGTGGGCTCGTGGCTCACGACGGGCCCGTCGGCTGCCATGGGCGGGTCTACCTCAGCGTCGCGTAGCACCCATGCACTGGCGCTTGGTCCTACGCGGGCGCTCCGCCGGGCTAGGTCTTACGCTACCTCTGGTCGCATAGCTTATGCTACCTTCTGGTGCGCAACCAACCGCTGGAGACGACGATGCCGCGTGCGGCCTTTGAGATCGACGACGTGCCGACGCGCGCCGAAGCTGAGCGCGACGATCCGCAGCCGTACGCGCCGCCGTGCGGCGGCGGCTGCCCGCCGTACGGGTGCTGGTCGGACAGGTGCGCTGTAGGCGCATCGACCGACGAGGAAGACGGCTGATGGCTCAGCAGACATCCATCGAATGGTGTGACCTGAGTTGGAATCCGACCCATGGATGCTCTCGCGTCTCGGCCGGGTGCCGTCACTGCTACGCGGAGACGCTGAGCTTGCGGTACGGGCAGACCAAGAAGCCGTGGACGGCGTTGAACGCGGCGGAGAACGTGCTGCTCAAGCCGCACAAGCTCAGGGAGCCGCTGAGCAACGCGAAGGCGTGGCGCGGCCTCGATGCCGCGGCGGCCGCGGCGGGGAAGAAGGACGGGAAGCTCGTCTTCGTCAACAGCACATCGGACCTGTTCCACGAGCAGATCCCCGACGAGTACGTCGCCGACGTGTTCGCGGTCATGGCGATGGCTGGGCGCCATACGTTTCAGGTGCTTACCAAGCGGCCTGAGCGCGCGCGCCAGCTTCTCACCGATCCGCCGTGGTGGGCGAAGGTCGGCGACGCCATCTATGTCCGGGACGGTGATCCCGACGTTGCGTCCGTGCTGTGGGCGACGCATGGCACGGCCACGTGGCTCGCGAATCTCTGGTTGGGCGTGTCGATCGAGAACCGCAAGTGGGTTGGCCGCGCGGATGTGCTGCGCGAGGTGCCGGCGGCGGTGCGGTTCATCAGCGCCGAGCCGCTCCTCGGACCGCTCACCGATTGTCGCTGTGGCCACGCCGCGCTCGACCATGGCTCGCGCTCCGGGCTGTGCGGTGCAGAGGCCTGCCAGTGCGAGGGCGTCCACGGCTCGCTTGACCTGTTCGGCATCGACTGGCTGATCGTCGGCGGTGAGTCCGGCAGCGGGCACCGGCCGTTCGACCTTGCCTGGGCGCGTGACCTTCGCGACGCCTGCGCAGCGAGCGGCACCGCGTTCTTCCTGAAGCAGGCCGGCGGCGCCCGCCCCGGCACAAAGCTCGAGGATCTCCCCGGAGACCTTCGCATCCGCGAGTTTCCGTCGCTCACGGCGGTGTCGTGATGGCGATGGTGGTCGTGGTGGTCGTGGTGGTCGTGGCCGTGTGGCTGGCGGCCGTCGTCTTGTTTGTCGCGGCGGCCCGAGCGGCAACCCTCGGTGATCGGACCCGGATCGTTGATGACGGGAGGCGGCTGCGATGACCGAGGCGCCGACGCTGAAGCTGCGCCCACTCGATGAGCGGGTGCTTGCAGCCCTGCCTGAGCCGACCGCGGCGGGGGTGCGCGCTCGACACGTCGCGGCGGCCGTGTACGCCAGGGTGACCGGCGCCGAGGTGCGGGAGGCTCGGGAGATTCTTCGTGGCCTGGAGGCGGTCGGTCTTGCGTACCAGGCGGGCGGCTGGTGGAGACGCCCCGGGCGATCGGCGGGTACGTCATGAGCGGCTACGCGGATCTTGCCGGGCTCGTGATGTTCCGGCCGCTCGAACGACCGGTCGCGAGCGGGCATCGCCTCTCGCCGTTCCGGGCGTCGTGGATTTCAACCGTCGAGCTCGTGGTGAAGGAGTTGCGCGCGCACGGCGCGCGACACGTCGTCCTCGAGGTAGATATCTCCGAGCGCGACCTGCGTTTGGACGGGTTGCCGCGTGCGGACCGGCGCGCGCGCACGCCGGGGATCGTGCTGAGCTTCGAGGCGACGAACGTGCCGGGCCGGCCGAAGCTGCGTTACGAGGTCGGGACCTTTTCGGACTGGCAGGACAACCTTCGCGCGATCGCGCTCGGGTTGCAGGCGCTGCGTGCCGTGGACCGGTACGGCGTCACGAAGCGCGGGGAGCAGTACGCGGGGTGGAAGGCGCTGCCGATGGGCGCTGGGGATCCGTCGCCGGAGCGTGGCCGTGCGCTGATTCGTGAGCACGGGTCGGTCCCGGCGGCGTTGAAGGCGACGCATCCTGACCATGGTGGGGATCCGGCGGCATTCGCCGATGTCCAGGCCGCGAGAGGATCGTCGTGAGCCATGAACTTCCCCCGCGCGCGCTGGCTGCGCTGGCCGCGGGCTGTCTGCTGATCGAGAGCGCGCGGCTGTACGGCTTAGTCACGGGCGGCCCGCCGATCGACGTCGAGCAGTGCGAGGCGGTCCTGGCACGCCTGGCGCGCGAGGGCGTTGTGCCGACAGAGGATGAGACGCAGGCGGCTGCGTGCAGGTTTATCGCGGAGATCAACAGTGCCTGATCTTGCCGCTGTTGTGCGGGTCGAGCCGACTCCGACCGGCGTTGAGCTGCATGCTGTCGCGGCCGGTCAGACGGTCGTGTTGCGGCTCGACTTGGCGGCTGGGCTGAGGCTGGCTGATGAGATCACGATCGTCTGTGACGGGTCGCGACGACTGACGGTAGCCGCGTGATGGCCGCGCCGTTGTCGAACAAGCAGATCGCCGTGCTGCAGCTGCTGCGTGCCGAGGGCGAGTTGTCCTGCACGCGCATCTCCGGGCTGATGGAGGAGCGGACGCCGTGCGGCGAGTGCGACGGCACGGGGAAGGGCGACGGCCGGTTCGGCTGCAGGCGCTGCCACGGTCTCGGCCATGCGTTGTTCTCCTACGGCGCGGCCTACGCCGCGCTGAAGGCGCTCCGCGCCGGTGGACTCGTGACGCGACGCAACCGCATCGACGAGTGGGGCGATGCGACTGCTGATCTCGTGTGGTCGGCTCTGCCAGTCGAGGTGCCGGATGATCCGCTGGAAGCCGCGTTTCACGCGCCGACCGTCGAGGGGAGGACGCCGTGAGCGATTGGCGATCGGTCGCGGAACCAGACTCGCTCGAAGGGGTGCTGCGGACCGCGGGTGGGATGCCGGTGCCGTGGGCCGCGGCCTGGACCGGTGAAGACCACGGCTACGTCGCGCGCCATGACCCATTGCTCGTCGAGCGCGGCTTCCCACGGCGATGCATGTTCGAGGCGGCCGGGCAGCCCGGGGACGGGCACGCGAAGCTCGCGGTCATCAGCCCGGCTAGGCAGCGTGAGTCCGCGCTGACGCTGTGCTGCCAGGTCTGCCGCGCACCGGTCGGGACGGGTCCGCCGCCGTGGGACCCGCCGCTATGGCTCGCGGACCTCAGGTCCCGGCAAACCTCGGCGCGCGACGTCGTACTGGACGCCTCTGGCCGCCAGGCGATCGTCGTCGGCGGCCGGACGTGTCCGCTGATCTATGAGCCGTGGCTTTGCGAACCGTGCCTGCTGTACAGCCTCCGGGCGTGCAAGGGCCTGAAGGCGCTGCGCCGCCGCCAGCGGCTGACGCTGTGGCGTGTGCGGACGGCCGCGCTCGTCCCGACGTTGGAGCGGCCAGTGGAGCCGCCGGCGGACGGTGGCCGGATGCCGGACACGGTCGTGACGTACGTGAAGGTCGCGATCGTCGAGGGCGAGGAGCTGCATCCGTTCGAGGTGCTGCGCTGGGCGGAGGCGAGGTAGGTGGAGTACGGGACCTGTGCCGCGTGTGGCCGCCAAGTCGTCTATGCGCGGACGGCCGCGAACGGGAAGCGGATGCTGATCGACCCCGTGCCGACCGAGGACGGCAACGTCCTTGTCGACGGGTTCGGCCTGGCACACGTGTTCCGCAACCCAGTCGTCGCGCGCGCGACGCGGGAAGCGGCGTCGGATGTAGAGCTCGCGAGCGCTGACCAGCATTCGGTGCACTACGCGACCTGTCCGGCTCGTCGCCACGCGGCCACGGTCGACGGCCAGGAGGCGCTGCTGTGAAGACGCTCGGGCTCACCGTGACAGTCGAGCCATATGGGCTCGACTACCGCGCGCAGGTCCTCGCTGTCGAGCTCAACGAGCTCGGCGCGTCGACCGGCGAGCTGCTGCTCGCCACCGCGGCCCGAACCACCGAGCGCGACGCGGTCATTGCGGCCGTGCAGCTCGCCGCGATCGATGTCGCTGACGAGCTCGACCTTGCCCGCCACGTGGCGGAAGCGATCCCGCGAGACGGTGATCGGCCCGAGCCGCGCGCGAGCGCCCGGCCATCCGAGACAGGAGAGAGATGACCAATCCGACCCTACGTTCTAGCCGCGGCTGTTGCCGTGATCATCATGGCCGTCGCAGCGCCGCGCGTCGACGCTCGCGACGGCTGCCAGACAAGGTCGTGCGAGGAGCGCGTCGCGCGCAAGCAGTGCTCACAGGTCCGGGTGGTGCCGTGCATCCGCAGGGCCGCGCTGCACTGGCGAGTCGACTTCTCGATGCTGTTGCGCAAGGCCCGCTGCGAGAGCGGACTCAACCCCTACGCCATCAACGGGCTGCCGCGCAACCGGGTGCCGATCAGCATGGCGGCGCTGCTGGGGCGGTCGGCGGGAGTCATGCAGTTCATCCCGAGCACGTGGGGGACTACGCCCTACGCCGGCCGGTCGATCTGGTCGGCGGAGTGGAGTTCGCTCGCGGCCGGTTGGATGCACCACGTCAACAGGGGTTCCGAGTGGTCGTGTCGATAACCGCCGAGCGTCGGATTGAGGCGCGGCGTCTCGAACCGGGCGGGCGTCGGTAGTCGAGGGCCGGGCGCTGCCTGAGACGGCCTGAAGACGCCAACGCACGGCCACGCGCGTCCGTCCCCGCCCCCGTAGGCCGAGCCGCGCCCTGAGCGGCCTGGACACGCTCATGCACGCTGCCGACAGCGGTTGTATTTCCCGCCGCCAGTGTGGTCTCGTCACCGCGGGCGATCACCAAAGAACTAGATTCCCGCGGTAATCGCGCCCGCCGGACCAGTTCACTGCTACCTGGGGAGAGGTGCCATATGGCGTCAGGACAACGTCGGGTAACGCCTGTGCCGCGATTCGCGCTAACCAAGGCTGAGACCGCCCGTGCGCTCGGTGTGTCGATCGACTTCTTCGACGACCACATAGCGGTCGAGTTGCGATGCGTCAGGCGAGGCCGGCACCGGCTGTATCCCGTCGATGAGGTCAGGCGATGGCTTGACGCGTCGGCCGATCGGGTGAGCGCATGACCGCCGGGGCCGGCCTTCCCACCGGTGTCCGGCGGCGGCACGCGCGTAGCTGTCCGGCAGCGCAGTCCGATGACATGGCGGTGTGCGGTTGCCCGAGGGGGTGGCCGCACTACCAGGTGCAGGCTGGGCCGCGCGATGGCCGGCAGACGAAGACGTTCTCGACGCTGGCCGCGGCGAAGGGATGGAAGCGCGACGTTGAGCGGGCGCATGCGAGCGGGGAGCGGCTGCCGGGCCGGGCGCCGCGGGTGCGTGAGGCCGCTGAGGCGTGGCTGGCCGCGGCCGAGAGCGGGGTGGCGCTGGGCCGCGGCGACAAGCGCTACAAGCCGTCGACGTTGCGCGGCTACCGACGCTGCCTGGAAGTCGAGGTGTTCCCCGAGATCGGGGGGACCCGCATGGACGAGGTCACGCGCGGCGATCTGAACAAGCTCGTGCAGCGCCTCGCTTCGCGGGGACTGGCGGCGAGCACGATCCGGAACATCGTGATTCCGCTACGCGCGCTGTACCGCCACGCGATCGACCTCGAGCAGATCACCGTGAATCCGACGAAGGGCATGCGGGTGCCGGCCGGGTCGGGCAGCCGCACACGCGTAGCGGCAGTCAAGGAGATCAATGGAATCCTGCGGGCGCTGGATCCGCAGGACAGGCCGTTGTGGGCGACCGCCCTGTACGCGGGGTTGCGCCGCGGCGAGCTCATGGGCTTGCGGTGGGCGGACATCGATCTCGCGGCCGGCGTCATCCGGGTCGAGATGAACTACGACCCGGGGGACAAGGTGATGGTCGAGGTGAAGTCCGAGGCCGGGCAGGGCCGCAAGATCCCGATCTGCGCGGCCCTGCGGGAGGAGCTGCTCGCGCACCGCCAGCGCGCGCCCGGCCGTCCGCGCGGGCTCGTGTTCGCCCGCGCGACGCTCGGCGGTGTCTGTCGCAGAGCGGCAAGGGACAGGCCGTTCAACGACTCGGCGGTCGTCGAGCGCGCGAAACGAGCGTGGGCGCGCGCGGGTAGCGCGCCGATCGGCCTGCACGACTGCCGGCACACGTTCGCGTCGTTGATGATCGCGGCGATGGCGGCCGCCGGGAACTTCAATCCGAAGGTGTTGCAGATGATGCTCGGCCACGCGAGCATCACGCAGACCTACGACAGGTACGGGCACCTGTTCCCGGGGGCGGAGGAGGAAGCCGGCCGGATGCTTGATCACTACCTGGAGGGCGCTATGCGGTCAGAGGTCGCACAGGCGTCGTCGCGGCTGCTCGAGGTCCTGGAGCGCACGACTCCCGATGAGGCGGAGCCTGTGGTGGCCGATCTGATGGGGGTGCTGCGTGCGCGGGAGGAGCAGCTTGGTATGCGACCATCGGTTGCTCGGGGCGGCTCGGGCGGGTCGGGGCGTGCAGTGTCCGTGCCGCGCACGGGCCCGGAGCTGGGCCGGTGAGGGTTCTGGTCGCTAGTGTTGTCGGGCCTTGGAGGGGTGCGAGAGTGGTTGAATCGGGCGGTCTCGAAAACGCTGCCGGGTCGATCTGTGGGTCTCGGCGGCAGGCGGCGGCCGGACACGGTTGTGGGCGGTTTGCAGGGCGACTATGGGGTTTCATGCGCAGTCGCCTCGTCGGCCTCGGATGGCCGCGGGAGGCTGGTTCTGTCGCGGCGTGCAGCGTCGGTGCCGCGCGGGGTATGTGTCGCGGCGGTGCGCACCGCCTCGGTCTTACGCAACCAGCGGTCGCATACGCCGTGCGGGGTTGGGTGCGTCGGAAGTTCGGTCATTCGGGTCTCTATCCGCCGCGGCTTGTGCTACCTTTGGATGCACAAGCGCTACTGGGAGAGAGGCCCGTGAGCATGGACGAAGAGAGCAACGGATTCGAGGTCGAGGAGGGTGTCCTCCCGGTGCCGCCGGTACGTGTAGGCGACGATGTCCGTGCCCGGATGACGAGTGTGATCGCGGCCATCGTCTGCGGCTCGACGCCCGAGCAGATCACGGGCTATCTGCAGGATGGGTTCCCTTCGTTGGTGATCGAGATGCTCGAGCGGCCGGGTGAGGTCGAGGAGATGCACGGTCATATCGATGTGTTGCTGTTTGTGCAGCAGTCGCCGGCGCTCGCTACGTCTGGCTGATCGTCGTGGGCGCGGATGCGTGTTGGACGTTTTCGTTGCGTGGAGGCGCGTTCGATGGCTGCACTGGGCGGACGCCGTTGGAGCCGGCTGAGGTTGTGATCGTGTGGGGCGCGGCGGGTGATGAGCGCGCGACGTTCAACGCGGCGAACCCGGAGATCGAGCTGCGGACGGCTGAGGCGTATCAGCGGGTCGCGAAGAGCGACCGGCACCTGCGTGCGGCGTATGAGGTTGGGGAGAGCTTGCCGGGCCCGTGGGTGGCTGATCGGGTTGTCGTGCCGGTCGGCGCGGGGTGTTGGGACGCTCCGCCGGCGTGGGCGGGCGCGGCTCTTGTGCGTCGAAAGGGCTCACGGCCATGAGCGATGATCGTCACGAGTTTCGAGCCGTCCTTGAGCGCCCCGATGGTTCCGTCTATCACAGCGCGGCCCAGGGCGAGGACAGCGCGCAGCGCTTCGCTGAGCATCTGTCCCGCGAGGTCCCTAGCGGCACCGTGTGGGTTGAGAGCAGGGCGATCAGCGAGTGGCTGCCGGTCGGCGAGTTCGACGCTCCGCGTCGGGAGCAGGCGTCGTGATGAGCGTCCCACCGCGCGCCGACAACCGCCCTTACGACCTCCGTCGGCTACTCCTTCTTCAACGACTCCGTGACTCCGAGGCAGAGGT